TACCAGACCTACTACAACCACAAGGCAGACGACTGGGACGCTAGAGGAATACCCATGAAATGGTACGGACGGGAGGCAGTATAGTGACACTAGAAGGTTTTGAGTTGTGTGAGTCCTGCGAAAGACTCTACCACGAAATGGACATAGTTTACTTAGAGGACGGAGGATTCTATTGTAATCACTGTTACGATGAGTTAAAATCAGAGATGATGTTAGAAGCGGAGGGACAGCAAGGTGACTAATGATGCGTACGATGTGGAAGTAATGGTCAGGGAGTTGACAGAGTACGAGCTAAACTTCTTAGACTTTCCTACAGTAATACAGATGGTGAAGGCACAGTTACGCCAGAAGTACTCAGACATGAGCTACAATGAGCTAGTACAGGCCTACAACGGGGTTTTCCAGTGGCCTGAATCAGACAACATAGGAGGACTTTGATTATGCGTTGCAAAGCCTGTAACAAAATACTAGAAGACAAGGAACTAACGAGGAAAGACAAGAATGGTGATTTTTACGATCTTTGTACTGAGTGTTATACTGTATCTCTTGCTGCGGGATGGGATTTAGAAGATTCTGGTAGTATTACACAAGATGAGTGGTTGACAATGGAGGAAAACTATGATATAATCTACAGTAGTATTACTAAGGAATAACTATTGTTTATTTAACATTAGTATATAAATAAAGTAATACTACATTAGTATCTACATTAGTATCTACATAGGTTTATGGACAACACATCTAAAAGGAGGTAATATTACCATTTCATTTGACGATCTGGAAGAATGGGAGTATACTATTAGTAAGTCTAACAATTCCGTTAGACCCACATCAGACGATAAACGAGGATTATCTCATATGACAGCACAAGTGGTCGAAGGTATCGTAAACTTCTCAAACATTACGAAACATGATGTGTACAACGGGCAGGACACAGGTGCATTCAGCATGACTGTAACCCTGTCTGAAGATGATGCTAACCAAATGGCGTCTAACGGTGTCAAGATCAAGGACTATCAAGGTGCTAAACAGCGCAAATTCAAGTCTAAGTACGACATCAAGGCGTTTGATTCTGAAGGTAACCCGTACACAGGGGAGATTCCGTATAACTCTCGTGTGCGCCTGAAGTACAAGCTAGGTCAGCCCCATCCTGTACACGGTGTCAGCACCTATCTGGAGGCCGTGAAGGTCTTGGAAGAAGCTGAGATGGCAGAGGGTGTTAGTGACTTCTGATAGAAGCTACAGTCACAAAGAGCCATGCCCTGAGTGTGGCTCAAGTGATGCACTGGCGGTCTACAAGGACGGTGGCCGCCATTGCTACTCTGCTGGCTGTGGCTACCACGTAAAAGGTACAGGAGAATACGTAGAAGTGGAAGAAGTGACTACTAACAAACCAGTGGATATGTTCGGTGTCATTGCGTCCATACCAGACCGTAAGCTGTCACAGGATACCTGTAAGAAGTATCAAGTAACCGTGACTTACGATTCCAAGGGTAAAATCGAGAAGCACCACTATCCTTACTACAACACTGAAACGGGGGAACTAACAGGTTCAAAGGTACGCACTGTAGCAACCAAAGGATTTGTAGCTACGGGCGACATACGTAACACAGGGTTATTCGGACAGCAACAGTGTCGAGGACGAGGCAAATTCATTACGATTACCGAAGGTGAGCTAGACGCCATGAGTGTCTACGAGATGTTCGGTAAGCAGTTTGACGTAGTGTCACTGAAGGCAGGAGCCGCTAGTGCCGCTAAGGAGATCAAGGAACAGCTAGAGTGGTTAGAAGGCTACGATCAAGTAGTCCTCTGTTTCGATCAAGACAAGGCAGGGAAGGTAGCAGAGGAACAAGTCAAGGATTTATTCAGTCCTAACAAGCTGAAGATATGTCGGTTACCCATGAAGGACGCTAGTGAAATGCTAGTGGGTAACCAGATCAGAGAGTTTGTACAGCACTGGTGGGACGCTAAGGTTTACCGGCCTGACGGTATTGTAGCTGGTGAGGATACATGGGAGGCATTAGTCAACAAACGGAAGGTGAAGTCTGTACCTTATCCGTGGGAAGGTTTAAATGAAATTACTAAAGGACACAGACCATACGAGCTTGTCACTGTCACCAGCGGTTCTGGCATGGGCAAGTCCCAGTTTATACGAGAACTGGAGTACGACTTACTACACAGGACTACAGAAAACATCGGTGTACTTGCACTGGAGGAGGACATTGCGAGGACAACTCTGGGAATCATGTCGGTGGCAGCAAATCGACCACTGCACTTGGAAGAAGAAACACCTGTTGATGAGCTTAGACCTTATTGGAAGGACACTCTGGGAACAGGAAGATACTACCTATTCGATCACTGGGGGTCAACGTCAGCCGATAACCTTCTCTCACGAGTCCGGTACATGGCAAAGGCTCTCGACTGTCGGTACGTCATCCTCGACCACCTCTCAATCGTGGTTTCTTCTCAGGAAAACGGAGACGAAAGAAAAGCGATAGACGAGATTATGACGCGCCTACGGACACTAGTGGCAGAGACAGGTATCACCCTGTTCCTCGTGTCGCACCTGAAGCGGGTCACAGGCAAGCCGCACGAGGACGGAGGCAAGATCAGTCTACAGGACTTACGTGGCTCCCAGAGTATCGCACAGTTATCCGATATAGTCATAGGCATGGAGCGAGATCAACAACACGAGGACATTGACGTAAGAAACACTACGTCAGTCCGTGTGCTCAAGAATCGTTACACAGGTCAAACTGGCCCTGCTTGCTGGCTGAAGTACGACTTAGACACTGGACGTATGCAGGAAACAGCACCACCCTCAGCAGACACGGAGACGGAGTTCTAATTTTGCCAAGAGGTACTGACCACAAAGCAAAAAAAGAGTTCATAAAAGCACACAAAATGGAACTTGGATGTTCTGTGTGTGGCTACAACAAAATACCGGATGCACTAGAGTACGACCATGAAGACAGGAGAAAGAAAAACTTTAAGATGTCAAAGGCCCACCATTATAGCTGGGACAAGATACACAAAGAGTTAGAAAACTGTATTATCCTATGTGCAAACTGTCACCGTGAGAAGACAACCAAAGAAAAAGACTACATGGAATTAGACCTTGAAGATATCGAAAACCCACAACTTAGTCTTTTGTGACATAGAAACTGACGGGCTAGACGCTAGTGTTATCTGGTGTGCGGTCTGTCGTCACAACAACGTAAATACGGTGATATGCAATGAGAGAGACTTTAAGGACTATATGGCAAGTGTGCCGGAAGCATCTTGGGTATTTCACAACGGAATTGGCTTTGACGTTCCAGTACTTAATCGTCTTTGGGGTGTGGCCTTTGGTAAAGGGTCTGTTGTGGATACTCTCGTTCTGTCTCGCCTTAGCGATCCTAGTCGATCTGGTGGACACTCCCTGCGAAACTGGGGAAACATCCTTGGGTTTGCGAAAGGAGACCACAACGACTGGACACAGCTAACGCCTGAGATGATCGACTACTGCATTAGAGACACTGAAGTTACTCAAGCTGTTCACGAGGCACTACAGAAAGAGCTAGACGGTTTCTCTGAGGAGTCTATCAAGCTGGAACACGAGGTGCAGTGGGTCATTCAGCAGCAAGAGCGTAACGGTTGGTTACTAGATCAGCGATTAGCGTTTAGCCTATGCGGTACGTTTAAGGAGAAGATGAATGATATTGAGGAAGAACTCCAGAATGTGTTCCCGCCGATTGTTGAGGAAAGGTGGTCAGAGAAGACGGGCAAGCGTCTTAAGGATAAGGTTACGGTATTCAATCCCGGTAGTAGACAACAGGTGGCAGAAAGACTTGAGGCTAAAGGTGCGGTATGGAAGGAACTCACGCCTAGCGGTAGGCCGCAGGTGGACGAGAGGACACTTGAGGAGAACAAACATATACCGGAAGCACTTCTCGTTCTTGAGTACTTACTCTTGCAAAAGCGATACGCACAAGTCTCCTCTTGGCTAGAGCACGTACAGGAAGACGGTAGAGTACACGGAAGGGTAACAACTAACGGCGCTATCACAGGACGCATGACGCACCAGACGCCTAACATGGCGCAGGTTCCTGCTGGTTACTCACAGTACGGATCTGAGTGCCGCCAGTGCTGGACTGTACCTACAGGTAAAAAGCTAGTTGGCTTCGATGCTTCAGGTCTGGAGTTGCGTATGCTGGCACACTACATGGACGATGAGGAGTTTACTAATGTCTTACTTACAGAGGATGTACACACAAGAAACCAAATGGCTGCGGGACTGGACACAAGACCTCAAGCAAAGACTTTCATCTATGCTTTCCTCTACGGAGCAGGAGACGCAAAAATTGGAAGTATCGTCGGAGGAACTGCTACACATGGCAGGGAACTTAAGCAACGCTTTCTATCAAACACACCTGCTCTTGAAAGCCTACGAGAACGAGTTGGAAAGGCTTCTCAGCGAGGTCACCTTGTCGGACTCGACGGTAGAAAACTCTGGGTCAGATCAGAGCACAGTGCATTAAACACGTTACTACAGGCTGCTGGCGCAATTGTGATGAAGAAGGCACTCGTGCTTCTAGACGATTACGCAGAGCAGTGGAACATTGACTACAAGTTTGTGGGGAACATACACGATGAAGTACAAACGGAGGTTACCGCAGAACAAGCAGAGAAGTTCGGCTACTTGGCTGTGGAATGTCTCAAGGCAGCAGGAATCTACTACAAACTTCGATGCCCTCTTGACGGAGAGTATCAAATCGGAGACACATGGGCGGAGACACACTGAGGAGGTTACTATGAATTATGTAAAGAGAGACGGAATGTACGCTAAAAATAGTCCTGAAGCAGTAAGACGTAGAAATTCTCAAAGAATGTACGTTAACGGAAAACACGTACCTATGACTCACCCGCTACACAAACCCGGACGCTACAAGACCTTTGAAGATGCAGCATTTAGCAGTCTAGCGAAGTACGAGTTAAGCAAAGAAGGACAGGTGTACATCATTACCAACCCTAACTTTCCTCAGTGGGTCAAGGTGGGTATGGCTGTAGACTCAGAGGACAGACTCAACGGTTATCAAACGTCTTCGCCCTTCAGAGACTACGCGCTGTACAAGAGTTGGCCTGTGTCTGACCGCAGGTCTGCTGAATCAGAGGCACACACGTACCTAGAGAAGACCTTTGACCGTAAAGGTGAATGGTTTAAATGCACACCAGAGGAAGCAGAGTCTGCTATCGCTGGTCTAATGGAGTCACATAAATGAACATCTATAACCTAGTAGACGACATATACGAGGTAGTCTCTTCAAAAGACGTACCAGAGGGTGTCGATCTAGAAGCAGAGATAGACCGCTTCGGTGAAAACTGTAAGCGACTGATGACTAACCTGTTCACAGAAGAACGTGACGGACGTAAGTTACGTATGTCCAACATCGGACGTAACGATAGGTTCCTCTGGAACGTAGTGAACAATTCAGACGTACAAGAGGAGATGACACCTAATACCTACGTCAAGTTTATGTACGGACACTTGATCGAAGAGATGCTTCTGTTCCTCACTAGGCTCTCTGGACACGAGGTTACTGATGAACAGAAGAAGTGCGAAGTCAACGGCATCAAAGGTTCTATGGATTGCAAGATTGACGGTATCGTTACTGACATCAAGAGTACGTCGACCTTTGGCTTCAAGAAGTTTAAGGACGGAACACTGGCATACGATGATCCCTTTGGTTACGTTGGTCAGATCAAAGGCTACGCTCACGCCGAAGGGGAGACTAAGTTCGGGTGGCTAGCGATGGACAAACAGAACGGACACCTAACGTACCTGCTGTATGACTCAGAGGACACACAGGCTCCCGTTCACGACTTAATCAGCTACGACATAGGAGAACGCATTGACCACATAAAAAAGCTAGTGGAGCAGCCTCACCCACCAAGCGTGTGCTACGAGCCTATCGACGATGGAAAGAGCGGAAACCAGAAACTCGCCGTAGGTTGCTCCTACTGTACTTACAAAACGGTATGCTGGCCTTCCGTAAGAGCCTTCGCGTACTCTTCAGGGCCAAGATATTTAGTAGAGGTATTCAATGAGCCGAAAGTCCCGGAAATCCCGCTTAGGGAACTTTAGGTCTGAGTTTGAACAGAACGTCAACGCACAATTACAGAGAGAGGGTTTTACCTATGAGTCAGAAAAGTTTAGTTACCAAGTACCTAGAGTTTACACGCCGGACTTTATCCATCCTAACGACATCCTTGTCGAATGCAAAGGCTTCTTTAGAGAAGGAGACACACAAAAGTATAAGGCGATTAAGGATTGCCTACCGTGTTTCCATGAGTTAGTGTTCGTGCTTATGAAACCTAACCAGAAAGTACGCAAAGGTGCTAAACTGACAATGGCAGAATGGTGTGACAAACACGAAATAAAGTGGTATACTATAGATACTTTGGAGGAGTTGATTGAGTATGCTAACGCTAGAGGAAATTAAAGAACGGATTCTAAAGCTGTATGACCCAGACGACCTTTTGGAAGGTCTCCAGATTACAGCAGAAGAACTACTGGATAGGTTTGAGGACAAACTAATCAATCGACTAGACCAATTTGAGGAAGATATGATGGAGGAAGAACATGACTACCAAATGTGACAGGAATACGCCATTCCCACGCTCTATAGATGACGCAACACCAGAAGAGTGGGATATAGTCTCTAGACCACACCACTACAACGCAGGTAACGTGGAGTGTATTCAGGCGATACAAGAGTCTATGGATAAGCCAGAGTTTAAGGGTTACCTGAAGGGCAACATAATGAAGTATCTGTGGCGTTACGAGTACAAGAACGGTGTAGAGGATCTTCGGAAAGCTAGGTGGTATCTTGAGCGCCTCATCGAAGAGGTAGCTTTATGAGTGCTATCTTTGATCTAGAACAGCAGATGTTAGACTTCGCAAACGTCACTAAGGACATCGACCTAGTAACTAGATACTTCCTAGACTCATCAGAATGGAATGACCACATTAGCCCGAAGGCGACTGACGCAATGATTAACAAGTACTTTGCCATCAAGGAACTGTACGAGATCAAGTTTGATGAGCTGTGGGAAACCTTTGACCAAGTGTGCAAGGAGTACCATAAGAGAGGTAAAAATGAAAGTAGTGGAGGGTAATTTTGGGAAAGACAAGGATGAGCCGATAAGCCCATCGGAGTTCTTGTCTCTGTTCGCAGTAAAGGCTATGCAGTACGAAGAAGAAGGCAAGGAGGTAGACTGTGCGGTTATCATGTACGACAAGGGTGAGATGTTTGAGATAGCATCTAGCAGACCTTACCCAGAAGGAGTTTATTTCCTTCTATCAAAAGCAAGAGCAGTAATAATTGGAGACGACTAGGAGAAACAATGGACGCATATCAACAATACATACACAAGTCACGTTACGCTAGGTACTTACCAAACGAACAGCGCCGTGAGACTTGGGAAGAAACAGTAGCAAGATACGTCAACTACTGGGGCGACGACCTACCGGGTAAATACCGCAAAGAGGTTTTTGACGCTATACACGACCTAGACGTTATGCCTTCGATGCGAGCACTGATGACAGCAGGTGAAGCACTCGACCGTGACAACGTAGCTGGGTTTAACTGTAGCTACCTGCCTATAGATCATCCCAAAGCCTTTGACGAGATGATGTACGTCCTGATGTGCGGCACAGGCGTAGGATTCAGTGTTGAACGGCAGTACATTTCTAAACTACCAGAAGTTGCAGAGGAGTTCCATGACACAGACAGTATCATACACGTTTCGGACTCAAAAATTGGATGGGCCAAGGCATACAGAGAACTTATCGCAATGCTCTATAGTGGTCAACTTCCGAAGTGGGACGTTAGTGGAGTTCGACCTGCTGGTTCCACGCTCAAAACATTTGGAGGCAGAGCGTCTGGGCCTGAACCTCTTGAGGATCTGTTCAGATTTACCGTTGAAGTCTTTCGGGGTGCTGCTGGACGAAGACTTAGTTCCATCGAGTGTCACGATCTCTGCTGTAAGATTGCACAGATCGTCGTCGTTGGCGGTGTCCGAAGAAGTGCCCTCATCAGTCTCAGTAACCTTACGGATGACAGAATCAGACGAGCCAAAGTCGGACAGTGGTGGCTAGACAATCCGCAACGTGGTCTCGCAAACAACAGTGCTTGTTACACAGAGAAGCCTGACTTCCCAGCCTTTTTAGATGAGTGGAAAAGTTTATATGAGTCCTACTCAGGAGAACGAGGAATGTTCAGCAGAGTTGCTAGTCAAAAGCAAGCTGCAAAGAACGAGCGACGAGATGCTACCTATGATTTTGGAACTAATCCGTGTAGCGAGATCATCTTGCGACCGTACCAATTCTGCAATCTATCGGAAGTTGTTGTCAGGCCAACCGATAGTCTCGCAGACCTCAAACGAAAAGTACGTGTTGCGACTATCCTTGGAACTCTACAGGCTAC